ATCATCGGTGAGGCCAGTCTCACCTGGCACTTTGTCAAAGGCGACCCACCATCCGTTGAAAGCGTCAAGCGCGGCATCAGCAGTGTGCAGGTCACGCTGAACGCAGTGCTTAGACTTGCCTAGGACGATCGACCCGCGATGGTTGTGGAGTGACTCACTTTCATCGGTGCCAACGGGATGCCCAATGACGAGGGGCCAGCCAAGCGTGGCGCCTTGCTGACGGATGTCGGCATTCCAATGGCTGTAGTTGAGGGCGTCTGGTGCGCCGGGATTCAACGGACCTTCAACGAGGAACTGCCTAGGATTGAAAATAGGGCACTGGGCAGGGCGTCTGTGCTGACTAACCTTGGTACAAAGCTGAGGCTGACCTAATGACATTCACAAGCGTTAATGGTGGCTTCACCATTGGTGGCTATACCGGTGTAGTGCGTGATGCTTCGGTTGAGATCTCGCGTGATATGTTAGAGACAACCGATCTCGGGGTGAGCAGTCGCACATTCACACCTGGACTGATCGGTGCTACCGGCACTGCAACTTTCATCTACGAAACCGCGGTTAAGACAAACATTATCAACAATGTGCTAAATGAAGAAAGCTCGCGTGATACACCTATAACAGTTACACTTACAATAGGCACTGGTCAAACAATCACAGGCAATGTTTTTGTTACGCAAGTAGGCACCACAGTATCGGTTGGTGATGTAACAAGTACTAATGTTGCATTCCAGTTTACAGGAGCACCTAGCTAGACATGGCGATTCTCGGCGCTAAAGGACGCATTGCCTTGAAAAGAACACCACCCTCCCCAGAGGTTATGCAATACGCAAGCGTCAACAAAACGCAAAGGCTATACACATTATCGAATCCAGGATTTCGTAACGGTGATCTTGTTGAGATTGCATCTACAACTAACTGGCCAAATACGTCAACATCGGATGTAGGCTTAGTTCCGTCTTACATCGCAACTATTCCGCCAGAATGGCGTAGCAACCTAGAGATGGTCGATTACACCGAGCCTTATCCGGGTGCGCTAGGCACTATACCCTATAAAAATCAGCTTTACATCAGTGTCGATCAATTAAACCGTATCGCTTTTTACCGGAATCGCAACTCAGCGCTTCGTAACGTAAAAACCGATCGTGAAAGTCTTAGTGAAATCTCAGAGAGCGACACACTAGAGATACGACTGGTCAACGATTGGAGACTCGAGTGCGGTCTCTCAAGTTGGACTCTCAATCTCAACGCAGATGAAGTGGATGTATCAGGACTAGGCGATAAGTATTACGACGGTGTTAAGTCTTTAATCAAAGGGGGCGGCACTTTTGATTTCTTTGTTGATCGCGAAACCTACGATTCAAAAAACGCGACGATCATCAGCCTTCCTAATTATCAAAATGCAGTGCTGTGGACAGACTCGCCTGATGTAACAACATACATTGACGCAAGCATCACAGATAACAGTCCTGACACCATAGGCAACTACAACAACGCAAGCGTCACCGGAGTGGAGCCAGCGCCACGGGCGTATCAGCTCATGGCGCGTTCCGGCACAAGCAACCTAATGCGACTGCTGCTAGAGACAACAGATCAGGCAAAAGCAGAGGCCGAATTTTGGATGATCCAAGGCGAAGAGCCAAGAGGCTTTTGCGCTGACCGGGTGCTTGAGCCTGGTGACTTGTTCTACCGCGCCAACATCCTTGTCACATCAACAGCAATCAGCACTGTTGCTACTGAGGTGATCACAGGCTCAGCCACGTTCGTTACGGTGCAAGACATTGAACTGCTTGAGGGGCCTGAGTAGGATGAGCCCGACAGGAGTGGTCCGATGACTGACATCATTATCCATAAGCATTCGATTACAGCTGGTGATCCTCCTGAACCAGCTGAATTGAGCTTGGGTGAGCTTGCGATTCAAGCAGCTGACGGGCATATCTACCTGAAAAAGACTGATGGCACGGTCAACCGTGTCACCATGCTGCCTGGTGGCAGCGAGCAGCAAGTTCTATACAAGCTGAACAGCGGCAACTACGCACTGGGTTGGGGCACCATCAGCTCAACACTGATGGGTGGAGCGCTGTGGAGCGAGGTGGTCGCCGAAGTGCAGCGAGTGTTTGCGTTAGTCGAAGGCACCGCATCTGTTCTGCTGTCAGCACCGGCAACGCTTACCGCTGGCAGCACCGGCCCGATCACCGTTAGCGTTGCTGACGCCAACTACCTGACAGACGGCACCAGTATCACAGGTGTGCTCGGTACGGTGTATGGAACGCTAAGTCGCAGCGGTAGCACTTATACCTTTGAGTCAGCTCAAAGCTATACGAGTGGCGTTACTTTTGCGATTGGGACGCGATTTGCGGCTGCATTTTTGAATGATACTTTTAATCCGCTGCGAATTGGCAGTGCTGAAGTTGAAGATGATGACAGCTATACGGACGCATCAGAATATGCACGGGCTGAGGTTGATGAAAACGGGCGCATTGCTTGGGGTATTAAGAGCGATGGAACTGTTGCGATCAAAAAGGCTTTGGTCGAAGGCAACAGCACTGTACAAGGCAACAGCACTGTACAAGGCGACAGCACTGTACAAGGCGACAGCACTGTACAAGGCAACAGCACTGTACAAGGCAATAGCACTGTACAAGGCAACAGCACCATTCAAGGCGATTTAACAGTTCAAGGCACGACCGTTACTATTGATGTAACCGACCTTGCTATTAAAGACAACACAATCCTCCTGAACAAAGGTGAGTCAGGCAGTGGCGTTACATTAGGCAGCGCAGGCATTGAAGTCGATCGCGGTACGGCAGATAACGTCAAGCTTGAATGGAATGAAGCGAATCAAGCATGGACTGCAGAAGAATCAATTAGGACCAATTCCAGGTTATTTATCAGCGGGTCGTCTTCCGAAAGCAGTGACGGTTACACGGATGCGTCTGGATATAGTCAAGTTGTTGTTGATTCCGCTGGCCGCATTGGATATGGGGTTAAAAATGACGGCGCTTTTGCCGTGCCAGGTGGCAACATTATTTTAGACGACGCGGAAGTTCAAGAAGATGACATCTATACGTACGGATCAGGATACATTGAAGTCGTTCTCGATTCCGCTGGTCGCATCGGATACGGCCTTAAGAGCGATGGATCGTTCGATATTAACGGCGCAGTTGCCACGAAAGAAGACAAAACCTATGACGATTATGTACAAGTTGAGCTAGATAGTGCCAATAGGATCACTCGCGCAGTGCGCCCTACTGGCGAACAGTACATACCCAAGGCTGAGATTGGCCAGCTTACGGCCAACAGTCTGAGTATCGGTGGATCAACTGCAGGACTTCGATCCGACAGCCTCAGCGGTGGGCTGCTTGGTCTATTTGAATCGCGGACAGATGGCACCAATCAACAGATCTACCGCTACCACAAGGGCGTCGAAAGCCAGCTGACAACGCAAGGCGACAACTTCGGGATCTCACTGACAGATGAAGCCGAGAAGCGGATCCTGTTCTACACCACCCGAAACGACGCCCTGGGCACGGGTTCATCCGAGCCTTACGTGATGGACGCTGATGGCAGCCGGCAAGTGCCTGCGCTGGGCACCAGTGACATCACCATGTGGGGTGATTCCATGTCTGGCACGTTCGGCGTCAGCACCACCCAGCAGTCATTCATCGACGCGGGCGAAACGGATTACAGCCGCGTATTTCGCAACCAGGGCAGCGGCGGCCTCAGTTCTGTTGTAATCGCCATGCAGATGGGTGTTGCTGGCTGGACTGTGGAGTTTCCTGGCGGACAGATCAACCCTTCTGGCGACACCACCGTTACGAACAACCGAGCTGCGATCTACACACAGTTCGCAACCGAGCAAGGCATAAACCTTGATCCCTTCACCTACAGCAACTTTCCCGCCAAGATGCCGCGCCAAGTCGTTGGTGGAGTGATTGGCAAGGTGCGACAGCAAACAGCCACTTCGGTTACCACAACGGCGAGCGGTAGCGCAGGAGGGTCAACTGTCACTGTTGCCGACGCAAGTGGCATTCAAATAGGGATGCTGGTCAAGCAAACTAACGGCAATGAAGACAAAATTATCCTCGGCACGACGGTAACCGACATTAACGGAACAACGATCTCACTGAGCGCCACTAACCTAG